GCCGGAGCCCGCGCCGCGATGATCCTGAAGACCCCCGACAATCCCAGCGGCTGCCCGCTCGACGAGGTGCTGGGGCGGATCTCGGTCGAGCTGCAAAGCGAGGGCATGCGGCGCAGCGACCCCCATCTCACCGCCGCCGTCACCGAGATCTCGGGACTGCTGTTGCAGGCGCAAGGCGTCCATCGCCGCGCCCGCGCGCAAGGCTGTGCGATCGACAGCTTTCCGATGCCGCGGCTGGCGCCCGGACGACCGCGCTGAGCCGATCACGCTTTTCGATTTCGTTCCAGCGCTTTAAACTTATTAATCGTTGCGAAACGGCAAGGAGCGATGTTGCGGGAGAGGTTCAACCCGCAAGCGCTTTGGTGACATGGCAAAACGCCGCCTCGCCGTCGAGTTCGAAGGCGTGCTTTACGGGCTTACCGACGACGCCTGGCCGGCGCTCGACCGGGACATGCCGCACCACCGGTTCCTCGGGCTCATGCGCGCGGTCGGCGGCTATGACGTCATCGTCTATTCGGCGGCCCGACGCGCGCCCCAACGCGAGGCGGTCCGCGCGTGGATTTTTGCCACGGCGCTCAGGGGATTCGCGCTCGAACGCCATCCCGACCCCGTGAAAGCCGCGGCGGATCTGGTGCTCGAAATCGAGATCGTGCAGTCGATGCCGGGCGACGCGGACGTCGTGATGGAACCCGACGACCGGCTCGGCCTGCCGCGCGGCGAGTATCCGCCGCTCGTGATCCGCCGGCGCCGCGAGCCCGATGACGAGCTGCGTCATGACTTCGACTGCCTGGCGGCGGCGTGAGGCGCAGGGCGTCCCTCGATGCGAAGCGCGCGGCGCTGCTCATGGCGGCGCCGCTCGGGGCGCATAACAATTTTGCTATCTCCTCAGCTCTGGATACCCCGGCTGATCTATCCCGAGCTCATCCACCGGTGGCGGCAATAACATGGTCAAAGCCCGGCGCAAGCGTGGCCGAACGCGCGATCCCGACGCCAAGCGCAACCACACCACGCGGCAGGGGCGCGGGATCATCCCCGCCAAATGCGGCTGCTGCGGGCTTCCGACCTCGCTCATCGTGAGGAAGCGTCTGGCGCTCGCCGGCGACAGGGCGGTCTCGACGGATTTCCCGCTCGACAATCTCGTCGCCATCGGCTTCCTCACCGAGGAGGAGCGCGATATCGGCATGCGCTTTGCCGCCTTCGCCTGGTGGCTCTTCGGCGTGCCCTTCGCCGGCACCGAGATGCTTTATGAGCGCGTGGTGTCGGGCGTGACCGATGCCGATCTCTCGCCGCCGCGCATCGGCGCCGGCGATCCCGAGGCGGAGCGGCGCGAGGCCGAGCGCATGGCGTCGAACCGCCGCCGCTTCGAGCGCATGGAGCGGGCGCTCCGGGCGGCGGCGCCGCGCGACATCGTGCTCACGGCGCTGAAGCGCGCGGCGCAGTTCCTCGACAAGCCCGGCATTCTGCTGCGCGAAGGTCTCGACCAGGTCACCGGTGCCGACCTCTACGAGGTCGCGCGCATCAAGAAGGCGCTCGGCATCCTGCTCGCCCAGCAGAAGGCCGAGGACCGCCATGTGCGGCGGGCGAGGGCGGCAAGAATGGAAGAGAGAGGAGTACAGCCATGATGAGCGGACATGCGCCACGCGGCGGCGGCCTGTTGGGAAAGACCGTGGCGGACCGGGTCACAGGGTTCACCGGTATTGTCACGGGTCGGGTCGAATACATCACCGGATGCGACCAATGCCTGGTCACGCCGAAGGTGAAGGAAGACGGCTCATCGATCGAGGCGCATTGGTTCGACCAGCAGCGTCTCCTCGTCCTCGATGGTGAGCCGGTGCTGCAGCTCGACAACGGCGCGACGCCTGGCCCGGATAAAGAGGCGCCGAAGCGGTGACGAGAAATAACGCGCCGCCGGGGCATTGGGCGCCGACTATGCCTCGCCGCTGGCGATTCTGCTTATGCGCGCACTCGCCAAAACCTGGGTTGGCGCGCCCGGCATCAAACGGCAAAGCCTGTCCGACTGGCTCCGCCAGCTCTCGCCAGATCCTATGTCAGACAGCGGCGACCTCTACTCTGCCGTAGAGAATATCATCGAAGCTCTCCCCGCCGAGGTCTGGATAGCGAAGGGCGGATGCGGCGGCGAGCCGACCGTCGCGTGTTTCACCGGCGACGGCAGCGACGAGATGCTCAATCGCTGCCTCGGCTACTGGGCAGTGGACGATCGCATGTGGCCCGGGCTGGAACGCGTGCCACTCATAAAGCGATGAGGACATCGCTACAGAATGTACCGTCGACGCTGACGCCGGCCGAGCTCGCGACGCGGGCCGAGGCTTTCGAGCGCGAGCTGTGGCATCGGCACCGTGCGGTCGTCGTGCGGCTCGACCGGCCGGAAGGATTGCCGCGGCTCGTGACGATGAGCATCGAGGCCTGGGCCAAGGGGCGCTTCGGCTGAGCGGTCTTTGTTCCCCCGTTCAGCTTTCGTCAAGGAATCGGGCGTATCGTGCACGAAATATAGCTCCCGGACTGCGACCGAAACGCGCCGGGGGCTTTTTCTTTGCGCTCGAGGCGCGGGGCATCTTGCACGATAACCGGCCTCCGCCGGCGTCGCGCGCGACGCCTCAAATCATGCACGATAATCGGGCGTTATCGTGCATCGCCGAGCCAGCAAATCCGCCGAATTCGGCGCTCGTGGTGCAGGCCATCGCGCCGGAGCTCAGAGACGACATCGAAGGGGCCTATTCGCTCAACACCGCCCGGGCCTATCGCGCCGATTGGCGCGACTGGTGCGCCTGGTGCGAAAGATCGGGTGTCATACCCACTCCCGCAGCGCCGCGCGCCGTGCGGGACTATCTCGTCGACCTCGCCGCTGGCAAGAAAGTTTCGACGCTGCGCCGGCGGCTCGCCGCGATCGCGCGCGCGCACAAGATCGCCGGCTATCAATTCGATAGGTCGGATCCGGTCATTCAGCATGCCATGCGGCGACTCGCGCGCGAGCTCGGCACCGCGCCGAAGGGTCGTGACGCACTGATGACGGCGGACCTGGTGGGTCTGCTCAAGCTCGTGCCGAATACCCTGCGCGGGACGCGCGACCGCGCCATCCTGCTGATCGTCTTCGCCGGCGGCCTGCGCCGTTCAGAGGCTGTTGACTTAAACATCAACGATCTCGAGTGGCGGCGCGACGGCATCGCCGTGCATTTGCGCAAGTCGAAAACCGACCAGGCCGGCGCCGGTGAGCTTGTCCTCGTCGAATATGGCAAGCGCGAATCGACCTGCCCTGTGCGGGCGCTGAAAGCCTGGCTCGCGGGAGCGAAGGTCGAGAGCGGGGCAATCTTCCGTCTCGTCACCGGCGCTACGGCGCTGCCGGATGCCGTCTCCGACCAGCTCGTCTGGCGGCTCATCAAGCGCTACGGCGCGCGCGCCGGCCTCGACGTCACCATGCTCGGCGCGCATAGCCTGCGCGCCGGCCACGTCACACAGGCGCTCGAGAACGGCGCCGAGCTCGCCAAGGTCAAGGAGCAGCTCCGCCATCGCCGCCTCGAGACGACGCTCGGCTACAACCGCGGCCGCTCGTTCAAGGGCAACAGCAGCGGGAAGCTCGATCTCTAGCCTGTAACTTTTTGACACCTCAAATGAGGGCGAAAAAAGTTACATCGGAGCGATGATGCACCAGAGCGCCGATGACATCGCCGAAATGCTCATCGAGAAGCTCGTCGCCGAGACCGGACCGCTGACCGAGCGTCGGCTTAGGGTGATGTTGACCGAAGCTATCTGCGCTGGCGCACGATCTGCGACTCGTCATGCGGCAAGCGAGTTGCTCAAGCTTCTCGTCGAATTCGAGAATGAATCCTCGCAGCTCAATGCGACGGCCAACAAGCTCGTGCTGCCGCAGATTCTCCGCATGCGGCATAAGCTCGACCTGCTCGAGCGCGAATGCCAACAGCACCACGCACGCGCCGACGGCGCAGGCTCATTGACGCCGTCGCGTTAACCCGCGACGGGGGATCGGGCGTTGGCGCGCCCGAAACCGCGAGGGGACACCTCGCATGGACCGACCGCGGCCGATCGTTCGGCCATCCCGCCGCCCTCCGAAGGGCGCAGGAAGATTAAACCGGCGCGTTCATGGCAGGGCGAACCATCGCATCAAATGCAACCAAACCTGTTGCACCGTATATCGGGGGCAAGCGGCGGCTGGCCGAGCGCCTGATCGCGCGAATCGAGGCGGTGCCACACGAGCTCTACGCCGAGCCCTTTCTCGGCATGGGCGGCGTCTTTCTCAGGCGCCGTCGCGCCGCGAAGTCCGAAGTAGTCAACGACATCAGCCGCGACGTCGCGACCTTCTTCAGAATCCTGCAGCGTCATTATGTGGCGTTTATGGAGATGCTGAAGTGGCAGCTCACCACGCGGTCAGATTTCGAGCGCCTTGTCGCCACAGATCCGTCAACGCTGACTGATCTCGAGCGCGCGGCGCGGTTCCTCTACCTGCAGCGCACCGCTTATGGCGGCAAGGTCGTCGGACGCACCTTCGGCGTGAGCGGCGGCACGGCGCGATTCAACGTAACGCGCCTCGCACCGATGCTCGAGGAAGTGCATGAGCGCCTCGCGGGCGTGGTCATCGAGTGCCTTCCTTTCCACGACTTCATAACTCGCTACGACGCCGCCGGCGCGCTCTTCTATCTCGACCCGCCCTATTGGGGATCGGAGCGCGATTACGGCAATGCGTTCCGTCGCGATGAGTTTGCATCGCTGGCTGAGCTTCTCGCCAGCATCAAGGGCAAATTCATCCTATCGCTGAACGACGTGCCGCAGGTACGCAAGCTGTTCGCACGCTTCGAGCTCGAGCCTGTCGCCACGGCCTACAGCATCGCGGATGGCGCCCAGGTCCCTGCGCGTGAGCTCATCATCTCCGGACCGTGAGGGAATGCGATGAGCTGGCGTCTCGAAGCGCGAGTGACGACGAAGTTCGCGGCGCTCGATTACGTCAAGGCGGCCCGCGGAAACAACCCGGATATACCGCCTGTGGCAATCGCCTCGCTCATCTCGGCGATTAGTGCGATGCCCGACCCGGGCGTCGGTCAGAACGTCTACGTGCTTTGCTCGGGAAACTTGGACGAGATCGGCGGCGACTTCGCGTTGAGGGTCACGGTCGATCAGATATTCGTTAGCTGACGGTCGAGAAGGCGTGACAAGGCTTAACGACTTGGTCCAGAGGGTGGCAGTCGTCGACACGCGCTCCGCCAAACCGGCTGCCAAAGCGGTCGATTCGTTCTATACGTCGCCTCGATGGCGCGCGCTGGTCGCCGGCATCATCTCCAAGCGTGGCCGGCGCTGCGAGGATCCGCTCTGCGAATATACTGGCCGCACAGGCATGCGCGTCTTCGGCGATCACATCGTCGAGCTGCAGGACGGCGGAGCGCCGCTAGACGAGCATAACGTCATGCTTCGCTGCGGCTCTTGCCATACCCGCAAGACGAATCTTCGCCGTGATGAACGAGCGCGTACCAGATATTGAGGGGGGGTATGTCAATCCTCGACCATCGGGGTGCCCTGTACCGCCATAGGCCACACGCACAGAATTTTTTCCCAAGCGCGCCGGTGAAAAATCCGTCGTTTCGATCCCATCCAAAATAGACCTCGCCTGTTAATGTCCACGAACGACAAGCGTCTACGCTTCGCCGCGGCCTATCATCTTGATCCGAATGGCACAAAGGCCGCCATCACGGCGGGATACAGCCCCAGGACGGCGGCGCCGCAGGCTTCCCGGCTGTTAAGGTCGCCGATCGTCCAGGCGGAGCTCGCGCGTCTGCGCTCCGCTTCGGCGGAAGCGACGGGCGTCACGCCAGACATGGTCATCGCCGAGCTCGCCCGCATCGGCTTCGCCAAGATCACCGACGTCGTCATCTGGCGCAGCAACGTCCACGAGATGGGAGAGGTTCGGAATGCCGACGGCGAAGACGAGCTCGTGCTCAACGTTGTCAACCACGTCCAGTTCATCGACAGCGAGAAGCTACGGCCGGAGATCGTCGCGGCGATCGCCGAGGTCTCCAAATCCTCGACCGGTGCCATCAAGATCAAGATGCACGACAAGATCGCGGCGCTGGTGAAGCTCGGGCTTCATCTCGGCCTCTTCAACCGCGTCGAGAAGCCGGCGTCGCCCGGCAAGAAGGAGATCGCCCAAGCGCATGCCGACCTGCCGCCCGATCCGAAATCGGGCTGGAGCGACCTCGTTCACTGATGAGCGAGGCATGGTCCTTCGCCTGCTCGGATTGGGAGCAGCGCCTGCGCGCGGGCCGCTCTCTCGTACCCGACCTGCCGCTCGACCGCAAGGAAGCGGCGCGCGCCGTCGGCATCTTCAACCGCCTCAAGCTTTCCGACGTTCCGGGAACGCCGACGCTCGAGCAAGCCGCCGGCGACTGGTTCCGCGACATCGTCCGCGCGCTCCTTGGCTCGATAGACCCCAAGACGGGCATGCGCATGGTGCGCGAGGTCCTGTGCCTCGTGCCCAAGAAGAACAGCAAGACGAGCTATGGCGCGCTGCTTGTGCTGACGGCGCTGCTGATGAACCGGCGCCCGCGCGCCGAGTTTCTCTTCATCGGCCCGACGCAGGCGGTCTCCGACATAGCGTTCAATCAAGCCTTGGGCGCGATCGAGCTCGACGAATTCTTGGGCCGACGCCTGCACCCGCAGGTGCATCTGAAGACGATCACGGACCGCAAGACCAAGGCGCAGCTCAAGATCAAGACCTTCGACAGCTCCGTGCTCACGGGCGTGAAGCCGGCGGGCGTGCTCATCGACGAGCTCCACGAGATCGCGAAGAACGCCAAGGCCGCACGCATCATCGGCCAAATCCGCGGCGGACTGCTTCCCAATCCCGAGGGCTTCCTCGTCTTCATCACGACGCAATCGGACGACATCCCGGTCGGCGCCTTCCGCGCTGAGCTCCAGAAGGCCAGGGCCATCCGCGACGGCCGCCAGACCGGGTCGATGCTGCCGGTGCTGTACGAATTCCCCTTGGCGATCGCCAAGGACGAGGAGAAGTGGTCGCAACCCAAATACTGGCCGATGGTTACGCCCAATGCCGGACGCTCGATCACGGTCGAGCGGCTTGTGCCTGACTTCGAGACGGCGCGCGAGACCGGCAAGGAAGAGCTGCGCCGCTGGGCCTCGCAGCACCTCAACATCGAAATAGGACTGGGCCTGCATTCCGACCGCTGGGCCGGCGCCGATCACTGGGAAGCGCGCGGCGACACATCGCTGACGCTCGACAAGCTTCTCGCGCGCTCGGACGTGGCCGTGGTCGGCATCGACGGCGGGGGCCTGGACGACCTTCTCGGCCTGGGCGTGCTCGGCCGGGACGCGCAAACCCGCGGATGGCACCTCTGGTCGAAGGCCTGGGCGCATCTCCCCGTGCTCGAGCGCCGAAGCAGCGAAGCGCCGCGATTCAGGGATTTCGCGAAGGCCGGCGAGCTCGTCATCGTCGAGCGGCTGGGCCAGGACGTGTCCGAGGTGTGCGACATCGTCGATCGCGTGGCGGAGGCGGGGCTGCTTCCGGACAAGAACGCGATTGGTCTCGACCCCGTCGGCATCGGCCAGATCGTCGACGAGCTCGCGGCGCGCGGCATCGAGACCGAGCGCATCGTTGGCATTCCCCAGGGATGGAAGCTGTCGGGCGCGATCAAGACGGCCGAACGCAAGCTCGCCGACGGCACGCTGACGCATTCGGGTCTGGCCATCATGAACTGGGCGGTCGGCAATGCCAAGGTCGAGCCGCGGGGGAACGCAGTCCTGATCACGAAGGCGGCCGCTGGAACGGCCAAGATCGACCCGCTCGTCGCCGCCTTCAATGCAGTGGCGCTGATGTCGCTCAATCCCGAGCCACGATTGAGCGTCTTCGACGCACTGGCGGCAGGAAATACCGGCGATGAGCCACATGATGACGGCATAGACGAGGCGATTCTGCGCGATCCCCGTCATCAGCAGTGGTCGGAGATGCGTCGGCGCTGGGAAGAGAAGCATCTGAGCCGCGACACCGCCGAGGATTCTTTCTGATGGGCCTTCTCGACCGCCTCGCCGGCATCTTCGCCGCGCGCCGCACGGACGAGCCGAAATATCCCGCCGCCTCGCGCATCCCGTTCTCGGGCCGGGCGCTGGCGGGCGTGCTGGTGACGCCGGACACGGCCGTCACCGTCTCGGCCGTCTGGGCGTGCCTGCGCTATCTCTCGCAGACCGTCGCCGTGCTGCCATGGCACATCATGCGCGAGACGGAGTCCGGCGGAAAGATCGCCGATTCCCATCCGCTCGACTGGCTGATCTATAAGCAGCCAAACCCAGAATGGACATCCTTCCAGTTCCGCGAGACGCTGACCCATTGGGGGCTGCGCTGGGGCAACGGCTATGCCGAGATCGAGCGCGACGCGCTGGGGAGGCCGGCGGCGCTCTGGCCTCTCCATCCGCAGCGTGTGCTGCCGATGCGCGCCGATGACGGACGGCTCATCTACAAGGTCAGCAACGAGACGCTGTCGTCCGGCGTCGAGGTGAGCCAGGTCGGCGGCGTGACGCTCGAGGCGCGCGATGTCTTCCATATCCGCGGCTTCGGCGAGGGGCCGATCGGTGTGAACGTCATTCACTATGCCGCCGAATCCATCGGCTGGGCGCGCGCGGCACAGCTCTTCGGTGCGGCCTTCTTCGGCAACGGCATGAACGTCTCGGGCGTCGTGCAGAACAAGCGCGCTCTCAAGCCAGAGGGCATGGCGAAACAGCGGGCGGAGATGCAGAGCCTCTACAAGGGCCCGCGCAACGCCAACAAATTCGCCATCATCGACGCCGACGCCGACTTCAAGGAGGTCGGCATCGAGCCGGAGAAGGCGCAGTTCCTCGGCACAAACCAGTTCCTCGTCACCGAAATCTGCCGCTGGTTCGGCGTGCCCCCGCACAAAGTGGCGCAGCTTGAGCGGTCGACCAACAACAACATCGAACACCAGGGCATCGAGGCCGTCGTCGACAGCATCTCGCCTTGGGCCAAGCGCTTCGAGGACGAGGCGGACGTCAAGCTCTTCGGCCAGAACCGCGGACGCCTCTACACGAAGATGAACTTCAACTCGCTGATGCGCGGCGACTCCGCCAGTCGCGGCACCTATTTCCAGCTCATGCGCAACATCGGCGCATACAACGTCAACGACATCCGTCGCCTCGATGATCTGCCGACCATCGGCCCGGACGGCGATAAATACGTCATGCAGAGCCAATACACGACGCTCGACAAGATCGGCGAGGCGACGCCACCGCCGGCGGCGCCTAAGCAGCCCACTGACCCCGCGGAGCGCGCCGCGCAGACGCTGCTGCGCGACATGGCCGAGGATATGGAGCGCGAGCATGTCGCGTGACGCGATCGCGCTCAACCGCGGCAGCGGTGAGCGACCCGATACTCCGCCGGAGGGAAGCCCGTGGGCCGCGGTCTATCGCATCCTGGCGCATCTGCGTCAGCGGCTTTCGGCGCTCGAGATGCGGCCTCTCGCGCGCGACGGCGTCGCGGGCCGGGATGGCCGCGACGGCCCGCAAGGGCCGCGCGGCGAGCGCGGACCCGTCGGCCCGCAGGGCGAGCGCGGTTTGCCGGGGGAGAAAGGCCCGCAAGGCGAGCGCGGTCAACAAGGCGAGACGGGGCCGCCCGGCCAGCCAGGACCTTCCGGCCCGCGCGGCGAAGCCGGACCAACCGGGCCGCAGGGCGAGCGCGGCGCTCAGGGAGAGCTCGGCCCGCGTGGCGAGCGCGGACCCGCCGGGCCGCGTGGAGAGACAGGTCCTCAGGGACCAAAGGGCGAGCGCGGCGATGCGGGGCGAGACGGCCGTGACGGTATCGCCGGGCGTTCGATCATCTCGGCCAAGGTCGATGATGAAGGCCGTCTCATCCTCGCGCTGTCGGACGGTTCGACCGAGATCGTCGGCCGCATCGTCGGCCCGCAGGGTGAGCGCGGAGAGCCAGGACGGATCGGTCCCGAGGGAAAGATGGGACAACCAGGCCCCAAAGGCGAGCGCGGCGGGCGCGGCCCGCAGGGTGAGCGTGGGCCGAAGGGAGACCCCGGACCGCAGGGCCCGGTCGGGCCGCGCGGCGAGCGCGGGGAGCGCGGTCCAGCCGGTAAGGACGGCGCGGTGGGCCCAAAGGGAGAGCGCGGCGAGCGCGGCGATGACGGCCTGCCAGGGACGACAGTGGAACTCGGCGACGCCTATTCCGCAAGCCACCAGGACATTGAAGGCGCGCGCGTCCGCGTCGTCGTCATCGACGGCCAGCCGTTGCGGCTGCTCTCGCTCGATTGAGACGGCTGTGGGCCAGATCAACGCGTGTTTACGAAGCATCGACCGACATCATTTTGCGCATTGGTGCCCTGGCTGCGAGGAGATGCACGCCATCCCTCTCGGCTGGACGTTCGACAGCAACTTTGACAGGCCGACCGTTTCGCCGAGCGTCAAGATCACCGGAAAGAAAACGGTGAGGGTCAACGGCAAGTGGACGGGAGAGTGGGTCTATGAGGCCCACGGTAAGCCGGTTGACGAGTGCTGCCATTACATTCTGACCGCAGGCCAACTCAATTTTTGCGGCGACAGCACGCACGCGCTCGCCGGCAAGACCGTGCCGTTGCCGCCACTGCCGCTTTTCGTGACTGACGCGGCTGGGAGAACCGAGAAATGACCATCCGCAACGCGGCGTCGCTCAACAGCGCCGGCCGGACATATGCCGACTCTCTCATCGCCGGCGGCAAGGTCAATAAGACCGCCTCATGGTCGTGGGATGACAGCAGCGACGGCAATGCGCTGCTCGGATCGGCCGGCGACGATTGGGCCAATTACGGCAAGCACCATCTCGGCATCGACGGCGGCGAGCCCGACAACACGAAGGCGCATTGGAAGTATCCCTTCGCCAAGGATGGCACACTCTATCGCTCGGCGCTCGTCGCCATCCGCCAGCGCTCGGCGCAACAGAACGACACCGGCATATACGACGCGGCAGGAGCGCTCATCGACAAGATCGACGGCAAGGACAAGGAAAGCGGCGAGCAGAACCGGCGTTTCGCTGCGCGGCTCGCGGCGCTCACCGAAAGACCAGCGGGACGATCGCTCAATTATCGCATGCGATCCAAGGGCGACCGCGGCGAGATCTATCTCTACGACACGATCTCGGCGATTTGGGGTATTGGCGCCGCGCAGTTCGCCAAGGATCTGTCGGCCCTTGGCCCTGTGAAGGCGATCGACCTTCGCATCAATAGCGACGGCGGCGATGTCTTCGAAGGCCGCGCCATCTATACGCAACTGGCCAACCACCCGGCGCGCGTCGTCGCCCATGTCGACGGCCTGGCGGCCTCGATCGCGAGCCTCATCGCCATGGCCGCCGACGAGATCCGCATGGCCGACGGCTCCTTTATGATGATCCACAACGCCTGGGGACTGGCCATCGGTGAGGCGGCGGAGATGCGCCGAACCGCCGACCTCCTGGACAGCGTCACCGCGACGATCGCCGACAGCTACGCGGCGCGCACGAAGCAGCCCGTCGCTGACATCCGCACGATGATGGACGCGGAGACCTGGATGACGGCGCAGGAGGCTGTCGACAAACGCTTCGCCGATGTGCTCGACGAGCCGGTGAAGGCCGCGGCCAGCGTGCGCGATCCCTCGCGCTTCCGCCATCTTCCCGCAGCGCTTCATCCGCGGCGCGCGGCCGCGGCGGCCCGCGTCGCCGGCACGCGCGCGCTCATCGGCAGGTAAACGCTTTCCGACGCGCCGCCCGCGCGCCGGCCATCGTCCATCGGGCCTTGGGCAAGCCTTCCTTTACAAAAGAGGTCCAGCACATGCGCGCCACGCTTCTGGCGGCTTCCGCGCTGTCTCTCGTCGGCCCGGCGATCATCATGATGGCGGCCCCGTCGGAGGCGGCAATCCAGGCCCTGCGCGACAAGATGGTCGGTCTGCAGGAAGAGAGCGAGACGATCCTCGCCAAGGCCGACGAGGAAAGTCGCGAGCTGAGCGACGACGAGCTCGCGAAGATCGACGCCAACGCCGTCGAGGTCGAGAAGCTCGACAAGCAGATCAAGGCACGCGAGCGCGTCGCCATCGTCGCCAAGGGCGGCGGCCGACGCACGACCGAGCCGACCGATCCGAGCAACCGCGTCCCCGCGACGCCGCGCGTCATCGATGCCAGAGGCGGCTTCCGCTCTCTCGGCGAATTCGCCGTGGCGGTCCGCCAGGCCAGCCTGCAGGGTGCGCAGCCGGATCAGAGGCTGCTCAATGCCGCGACGACCTTCGGCACGGAAGGCGTCGGCACCGATGGCGGATTCGTGGTGCCACCGGATTTCTCCAAAGAGATCATGGTCAAGGTGTACGCCGAGGAGAACCTCCTCGTCCGCGCCACGCCGTTCACGCCGAGCGGCAATTCGATGACCTTCCCGAAGGACGAGACGACGCCCTGGGATACGACCAGCGGTGTGCAGGTCTTCTGGGAAGGCGAGGCGGCGACGCACGCCCAGAGCAAGCCAGCGCTGAAGCTCGACACCGTTCGCCTGGTGAAGCTCTCGGCGCTCGTGCCGATCTCCGACGAGCTCCTCGAGGACGCATCTGGCCTCGAGTCCTGGCTGCGCGCCAAGGCGCCGGCGAAGATGGTCTCCAAGATCAACGCCGCGATCATCCGCGGGACCGGCGTCGGTCAGCCCTTGGGCTTCCTCAACTCGCCGAGCCTCGTCTCTGTCGCCGAGGAGGCGGGCCAGTCCTCATCGACCATCTGGTTCCAGAATGTCAACAAGATGTGGTCGCGGATGTACGCGCCGTGGCGCCGCAACGCCGTCTGGCTCATCAACCAGGACGGCGAGCCGCAGCTCAACGGCATGGCCTTCGACCCCGCCGCGACCAGCAAGGTACCGGTCTATCTCGGCCCCAACGGCATCGCCGGCTCGCCCTATGCGACGCTCTACGGCCGGCCGGTCATTCCGCTCGAGGCCTGCTCGGCGCTCGGCACGCAGGGCGACATCTTCCTCGTCGACATGGCGCAGTACTGGGCCTTCACCAAGGCCGGCGGCATTCGCACGGACACGTCGATCCATCTCTATTTCGACCAGTCGCTTACCGCCTTCCGCTTCATCTTCCGCATGAACGGCATGCCGGCCTGGTCGACGACGCTGACGCGCGAGAACGGGAGCAACGCGCTCTCCTGGTGCGTCACGCTCGACAACCGCCCGTAAAGCCCTGAGCGGCTGACCTCCATTGGCGGGGCTTAATCGCCCCGCCGCCTTCCCAAATTCTAGCCCAAATTCAGGAGACTTCCAGATGTCCCTCAATCAGCATGTCGCTGAGAAGCTCCAGATCTGCCAGGGCTTCCTGCCGGTCGACATGTCCGCCGGCGCGAACACTGGCGACTGGGTGAACCTCAAGGATTACTTCCGTTGCGCCGTCGTCCTCTTCAAGGCTGTTGGCACCAACGGCGACGACCCGACCATCACCTTGTCGCAAGCGACGGACGTCAACGGCACCAACTCCAAGGCGCTGAGCTTCACCCGCGTCGACAAGAAGCAGGCCGCGAGCAATCTCTTGGCCGTCGGCCAGTTCACCACCTCGACCAGCACCTCCCCGGCGACACACGACACCTTTACCCCGGCCAGCGGCACCTGGACCAACAGCGACCTCGCGGAGCAGGCGGCGATCGTCGTGATCGACATCAAGGCCGAGGACCTCGACGTCGCCAACGGCTTCTGCTGCATCCAGGCGTCGATTGCCGACGTCGGCCTCAACGCCCAGCTCGGCGCGCTGCTCTACATCCTTCACGCCCCGCGCTATCAGGAGAGCCCGCTTCTCTCCGCCATCGTCTGAGCATTGATCGCTTGGGCCGCCGCCTAACCGCGGCGGCCCCTGGCGCTTCCATTCTTCTCGAGGTTCGCAATGTCTGAGCCGACGACGACCGTCCTATTTACGGCCGACGGCATCGTTCACAATCGCCCGCGGGATCCCGAGATGCGCTTCCGCGCCGGCGAGATCGTCGCAATGCGGGCCAGTTCCGCCCGCTGGTGGATAGAGCGCGGCGTCGCCACGGACGATACCGCGGCGATCGAGGCCGCTCGCGGCGCAGATTTAAGAAACACCGGGGACAGTACGCGCGCCCTTGTCGGCAAAGTAGCGAGCGACGACCAGCAGCCTGATTCCTCACCGCCGACTTCCCCTTCCCGCCGCGGCCGTCGCCGCGACAGCCAGGAGACGCCCGCATGATTCGCACGATGGCCACGAACGGCGGTCCGCATACGCCCGAGAAATGGGCGGTCGAGACCGCGACGCACATCACGCCGACGGATCCCGGCATCACGCAGGACAGGCTGCTGGAGGTAGAGCGGCTCAGGCTCAAGATCGCCGAGGCGCTCGTCGTGCATCACGACCGCGTGCAGCGGGAAGAGCGCGGCCATCTCGCCACCAAGGGCGACGCGCGCTTCGACGAGCCGCATGACGCCTCGCATCTCCTCGATCAGATGGTCGCCGACGTCGTCGATGCGGCGAAGGGCTCGCCCTTCGAGGCGCATTTCGCCAAGCCGGAGGTCCAGGCGGTGATACGCCAGGAAGTGCACGGGCACTTCGTCACGGTGCAGCACATCGAGCGCCTCTGGCACGGCGACCGCAATCCGAGCTCGGCCGCCAAAGCCTACCGCGAGCGGTTCCATCCCGCCGCCAACTCTTGAGCGCCGTGGAGGGTTCAATGCGCCGCCATCTGCCGATCATCCTCTTCGCGCTCTTCGCGCTGCTCTATGTAGGCATCACCGGGCATGCCGGACTGCCGCTCTTCGCGCTGGCGACCACGGCCATGTGCACCAGCTTTAAGCAGGAGCTCCTCGAGGGCGGCCACTGCTTTCTCGCGACACAGTTGGTCTCCGCGACCGGCGTGAATGCCGCCTTCACGCTGACGGGACTCGCCTCGACGGCCAACCTTGCCGTCGGCATGGCGGTCACCGGAACGAACGTCGCCGCCGGCGCCGTCATCGCCAGCATCGACGGCGCGAGCCAGGTGACGCTGTCGAAGGCGCACACCGGCGCCGTAACGACCGTCACGTTCACGGCCGACGTCTTCAAGATGCTGCTGATCAAGGTCTCGCCGACGCGCACCTTCGACGGCACGCAGACCAATGTCGGCACGCCGGGCGTGGGCTCGCCGACGGCGAGCAATGTCGGCACCGACGAGACCTCTGGCACCGGCTATACCTCGGGCGGATCGGCGCTGACCAATGTGACGCCGACCACCTCCGGCACGACCGCGCTCACCGATTTCAATCCCGACCCGTCCTGGACGAGCGCGACCTTCTCCGCGACGGCCGCGGTCATCTACAACAATTCGACCCGTCTCGGCGCCGGTGCGACGCCGCTGAACGGCCGCGCAGTCTCGGTGCATGATTTCGGCGGCACGCAGACGGTCAGCGCCGGCACGTTCACCGTCATCCTCCCTACCGCCGATGCCAGCAACGCGATCCTTCGCCTAGCCTGATCCGTGGCGTTTCCGAACGATCTCGCCATTGGGCAGTGGTGGCAGGCGCCATCGTCGGGGAATTACCGCCTCAACGATGTTGCGGTGTCGCCAAGCCCCGGCGGCGTCATCGGCGTGGCAGCCGAAATGGCGGATTGGGGCGGCGCCGTCTTCGATAGCAAGCGGCGCGACCTCGTCATCTTCAACGGCGGCCACAACGACTATTACGGCAACGAGGTCTATGCCTTCAACGTCGACACCTTCCTGTGGCGGCGCAAGACGACGGCCTCGGTGGCAACCACCGGCACGGCGGTCGACAGCAACGCGGACGGCACGCCCGCCTCGCGCCACGGCTATGGCTCGCTGGTCTATCTGGCGAATCAAGACAAGCTCTTCGCCGGCGACGGCGGCTATGTGCAAGGCACGACAGGCGCCTTCACGGCCGAGAACTGGGTCTTCGACATGTCGACGGAGACGCCGAACTCGACTGGCGCCGGCGCATGGACGCAGCAGGATATCGCGCCGACGATCTCGCCGGCAAGCGGGCCCGACGTGCTCGAGCCCAAGGTCTATAACCCGGTCGACAATCTGATCTATTCGCAGGAAAACCGCGGGCTCGCCAGCTTCGACATAACGGCGGCTGCGGGCTCGCAATGGACGCCCCTCACCAACTTCGAAGGGCCAGGCGGCGGCACTGCGGCGACGTCGGTCTGCGCCATCGTCGGCGGCACGCCCTACATGCTGCGCGTCGGCGGCGGCCACACCTATATCCGCTCGCTCGTCAGTCCCTTTTCCTATGTCGATTCCGAGGCCGGCGCGACGACGAGCGGTTCGACGGTCATCGAAGGCATCACGGGTCCCGGCATCCTCTTCGATCCGATCTCTGGAAAGGTCTTCGGCTGGTCCGGCACGCTAACGGGCGGCACCGACAACCGCGATTATTACATGCTCGACGTAGCCGCGAAGAAATGGACGCGCCTCGCCGGCACCGGCGACACGCCAGACGGCGCACAGACAAACGGCACGTGGGGCCGCTTCTGCTATATCGGCGACGGCCTGGCCGTCCTGGTGAACACGGTCACCAGCAACGTCTTTTACCTCCGCGTCTCGAAATACCCGAAGCTGCCGAGCCGCAGCCCGATCCGACCGCGCGCCTTCGCGCCCGGCATCGCCCGATAGGATCTCCGCATGAGCCGTCAAACCTGGGAAGAAACGCTGAGCGCCGCCGTGGCCGATGGCACCGCCGTCGCCAACACGACGACCGAGGCCATCATCTTCCCCAACGTCACTATCCCCGGGAATTACCTGGCAGATGGGCGGCGATTGAGAGTCGTCGCATCGGGCAAGCACTCGACGACCGCGACGCCGACGCTCATCTTCCGGCTGCGCTGGGGCGGGGTGTCCGGCACCGTGCTGGCGCTAAGCCCGACCTTCACGACGGGCTCGGGCGTCACCAATAACATGTGGTATCTGGAGCTCTATCTCCAGGTCCGCAGCAACGGCTCTTCGGGCACGCTCGAGGTAAACGGCTTTGCGATCGTCAATGGCGCGACAGTGCCCGTTCAAGCCATGTGTGTCGCCGGCGCGTCTGCACCCGCTGCGGTGACGGTCGACCTCACCTCCGACACGGCGCTCGCGATCACGGCACAATGGGGCACGGCGTCCGCGTCGAACACGCTGACCGGCGTCGACTATTCCATCGAAGCGATGAACTGATGTGCTTATCCCCGTCGGCTACGGCTCGGTCGAGGCCTCGAGCATAACCATACCCGCCGGCCATCAGGTCGGCGATCTCATCGTCATCTTCGCCTACCGCGACGGCAGCGCCACGCCGCCGACTCTACCGGCGGGTTGGACGAGCGGCGCGAGCCATGGCGCGAACACGAATTCTTGCGTGCTCGGCTGGAAGATCGCCGCCAGTAGCGCCGAGGTCTCCGGCACCTGGACGAATGCCACTGACATGGTCGTCCATGTCTATCGCGGGGTCCATGCGACGACGCCGCTCGGCACGCCGCAGAGCGGCAGCGGCACGGGCACGACGGTCACCTATTCGGCGGTGACGCTCAAGAGCAAGAATTCCTGGCTCGCGGCCTTCGCCGGCCATCGCTCGACAAACACGACGCTCGAGGCGCCGCCTGCCGGCATGACCAATCGCACCAATACCGCCGGCGCCACGGCAGAAGTCTCGGGCCATGACACCGGCGGCCAGGCGAGCTCGTGGCCGTCGACGAACGTCTCGGTCGGCGGCACGTCCTCGGGCTGGGAGAGCATGACGGTCGAGATCATCCCGGCCGTGATGAGCTTCGGTATCCACCAGGCGCCGATCGCCAACGACACGAACGCGGGCGTGATCAGCATATTCGCCGAGAAGATCCGATGAGCTTCCCGGCGCTGCGCTCGAAATATTTCAATTACCTCGTCCACCCGCCAGAGACCGACGTCTCGGTCACCGGCGTCTCGGCGACAGGCGTGGCCGGCTCGGTCTCGCTGACGATCGGCGCGCCGCCTTCGGGCGTTGCCGCGACGGGCGGCGCCGGAAGTGTCGCGCCGAGCGTCAGTCTCGCCCAGGGCGGCGTGGCCGCCACGGGATCGGCCGGATCGCCGACGCCCGATATCCAGGCCTCGATCTCGGGCGTCGCCGCGACGGGCGCGGCTGGCTCTGTCGTCGCCGGCGTCGTTACGCCGGTCATTATCACCGGTGTCCAGGCAACGGGCGCGGCCGGCAGCATCGTCCCCGGCGTCACCGCCTTCCCGAGCGGCGCGGCGGCGACGGGTGAGGCCGGCAGCGTCATCGCAGGCACGATCACCACCGCCAACATCGCCGGCGTGGCCGCGACAGGCGCCGCGGGGACGACGGCCCAAAGCATCGCTGTCACGACGAGCGGCGCCGCGGCGACGGGGAGCGCAGGCGCGGCCATCGCCCAAGTCGCGGCGGCTTCGAGCGGCGTGGCTGCGACAGGGCATGCCGGCACCGGCGCAGCCAATGTCGGCGCGGCCGTCGCCGGCGTGTCCGCCGCGTGCGCGGCTGGAACAGTCACGCCTTCGCTCGCAGCATTCCCCGGCGGCGTTTCGGCCACCGGCACGGCCGGCACGCCGACGGCGTCGACCGGCAACAATGCCTCGGTCACGCTTGCCGGCGCGGCCGCGACGGGTCAGGCAGGCGCGCTCTTCTCCGATATCGGCATCGCCGCGGCCGGCGTCGCCGCGATCGCGAGCGCCGGCGGCGACATCGCCGGACCTGGCACTCAAGGCGCCGGCGTCGCCGCGACAGGCATCGCCGGCACGCTCGGCATCCACAGCGACATCAATCTCGATGCGCCTGGCGTCACGGCGGCAGGCCACGCCGGCATCGTCACGGTCAAGGTCAGCTTCACGACCGCAACGCCGCGCACGCGCGCTGCCGGCGCCATCCCGCGCACGGCCGACACTCCAGCGATACCAAGGTTATGATCACCATCATCACGCCGGCCGCGACGCACGACATGACGGTGCTGGCCACCGTCAAGACGCGCCTCGGCATCACCACCACCGCCGACGACGATCTCCTCGCATCGCTGATCACCGCCTACAGCGGCGTCGCCGAGGACTATACCAATCGCGTCTTCGCCGAAGAGACGGTCGAGGAGACATTCCGCTTCGCGCGCTTCGCCTTGCGACCGTCCGAGCTCTGGCTCGAGCGCTATCCCGTCACCGAGATCGTCTCGGCGACCGATGGCGACACAACCCTGACGAGCGACGACTACGAGCTCGACGGCGACAAGGGCAAGCTGCTGCGCCTCAACGGCAACGACATTCCCTGGTTTTGGACCGGCCCCAAGGTCGTCATCCGCTACACCGCCGGCTATGCGCTGCTCGACAGCCTGCCCTTCGGCATCGAGGAAGCGGTGATCGAGATGGTCAAGGCGACATATCTCGCGCGCAACCGCGACCCGATGCTCAAGAGCCAGCAGGTGATCGACGTCGGGACGGAGCAGTATTGGGTCGGCGGCGTGCCCGGCCAGGACGGCGGATTGCCCGACACGATCCGCGACAAGCTCGACAAGCACAGACGGGTCTCGGTCGGATGAGCCCGGACAGTGTGCAGGCGATGATCGACCGCCTCGGCGAGACGACGATCCTGCGGCGACAAGGCCAATCCGATCTTTCGGTGAAGGCGAAAGTAAGGTTCTTTTCGCCGGCCGAGCTCGTCGGCGGCATCATCCAGGGCGACAGGCGCGCGGCGATCGGCAACGCCGAAATCGCTGCCGCCGGCTGGCCAGGGCCACCGAAGAAGGGCGACTTCCTCGTCATCGATGGCGCAGCGCGCGCTGTTCAGGCCTGCAACTCCGTCAAGATCGGCGATGACTACGCAATGCACGTTCTCCAGGTGCGCGGGTGATGGCGCGGATCGAAAAATTCGAGCGCGAGCTGAGGGTCGCGACATCCGGGCTTTCGAGCGCGGCGATCGCCGCCGAGCTCGCGCGCGTGGCGCATGAGGCGCTCGACGAGGCGATCGATGGCGGCGACGCCTCGGAGCATTACCAGCGCTTCGTCAACGGCAAGGAGGGAGCGCCAGAGGAGTCCGTCATCCCGCCGGGCCCGATCGTCTACGTCTTCGACTACCAGGCAGAGATCGCCGCCTTCGCGCTCGATTGGGCGCGCGAAAACTCGCCGGTCGAAAGCGGCGCCTATCGCGACGCCTGGTTCGCCATGGTCGACGGGCAACAGGTCGACGCCGAGGAGATCCCCGACGGCGCGCAGGTGACCATCACCAACGACAGGCCCTATGCCAGAAAGATCGAGGTCGGGTCGATCAAGGTGCGCATTCCCCCGGGGATAGTCGAGCGCATGCGTTCGGCCGTCATCGCCGAGTTCGGGCCGATCGTCTCGGCCGAGATTTCGTTCATCCAGCTCGAAGGCGGCTATATCCTCAAGCGCAACGGCGGCCGGCGCGGGCGTCACGCCGGCGACTCCATCACCTATCCCGCCCTCATCCTCTCGCCGCCATGAGCTACGACAGTTGCGTCGCCGCGATCGTCGCGCGGTTCGAAGCGAGCTGGACGACGACGGCCATCCGCCTGCCGAACGATACGACCGACCGGCCGATTGCGGGCGACGGCTCGCCGCTGCCTTTCGCCTATCTCGAGGTGATCGGCGGAACCGACGAGCAGATGTCGATAGGCGCGCCCGGCAACAACCTCTTCCGCCGGCGCGGCACGATTGTGGTTCATCTGTTTGTGCCGCGCGGATCGGGCGACGGCACGGCGCTCGGCTACGCGGTCGGCGCCGGCGACATCTTCCGCGCGCAGACATTCGGCGGCCTCACCTGCGAAGGGGCGAGCATCGGCGGCGGCGAGACCGCCGACGACAACGGCCTCTATTGGCGGCGGTCGGTATCGATCCCGTTCTGGGAAGACGAAGCGGCGTAATGGTCTAACGAGCACCTGGGAGCGTTCAGACGATGAGCGACAGCAACCGCGTACAATTGTCGGCGATCCTCGAGGCGACGCTCGGCACCACGCCGGCGTCGCCGCGCATGCGCATCGCGCGCATGACCGGTGAGAGCCTGGCCTACAAGCCGGATTTCCAGACGTCGGACGAGATCCGCGCCGACCGCATGAACGCGCCGCCGATCCAGGTCGGCCAGTCGAACAGCGGCGCGATCAACAACGAGTGGCACTATCCCGTCGACAATTCGACGCTCGAGAACTTCCTGCAGAGTGCCTTCTTCAACCTCTTCACCAAGACGCCGAGCCGGGACAACGACGGCACCGCCGACAGCGTCATCACCAATGTCGCCACCACCGGCACAATCGTCACGGTGAACAGCGGCGCCCCCTTCGTCGCGAGCCAGCTCGTGCGGTTTACCGGCTTCGGCGTCGCCGGCAACAACGGCGTCTTCAAATGCACCACAGGGAGCGCCACCGTTCCCGCCTTTGCCGGCTCTGGCATCACCGACGAGGCCATCCCTCCCGGCACGGCGAGATTGAAGGTCGTCGGCTTCCAGGGCGGCTCGGGCGACATCACCGCGACCTCGACCGGCCTGGGGTCGACCACGCTCGACTTCACGACGCTCGGCCTAACCGTCGGCGAGTGGCTCAAAGTCGGCGGAACGGCCGCCGGCACGAAGTTCGCCACGGCCGCCAATAACGACTGGGTGCGGCTCACCGCGATCGCGGCGCACGCGCTGACCTTCGACAACCTGCCCTCAGGATGGTCGGTGGACGCAGGCGCGGGCAAGACGATCAGCGTCTGGATGCCGGATTACATCAAGAACGGCACGTCGATGCAGAGCCTGTCGATCGAGCGAGGCTTCCTCGACCAGGTGACGCCGACCTACATCCTGCAGAAGGGCATGGTGGTCGACAAGATGAGCGTCAAGATCGACGCCAAGCAGAAGATCACCGGCAGTTTCGACTTCCTCGGCATGAGCGGCTCGCAGAGCCAGGCCAGCGTCGCCGGCTCGACGAGCGCCGCGCCCGATCCCTCGACCTACCCGGTCATGGCGGCCTCGGCCAATGTCGGCCGCGTCGGATTCAACGGTGCCTCGCTCGCCTCGCCGAATTTCGTGAAGTCCTTCGACATCGAACTCGCGAACAACCTGGCGGTGATCGAGGCGGTGGACAGCCCGTCGCCCGTCAGCATCTCTTCGGGCTCCTGCGATATCTCCGTCACGCTCGAGACCTATTTCGGCGACAATACGCTGCTCTCTCAGCTCTTCGCCGGCACAGTGATCAGCGTCAATGCGCGCGCAACCAAGGGCAGCCAGGCGCTCATCTGGGGCGTGCCGTCGCTCACGCTGACCGAGGGCGTGCCGAATGCGGCGCGCAAGAACGATCGCGTCACGCTGCCGGCCAAGGGGAGCGCCAGCATCGATGCGCTCACCAACGCGCATATCACGCTGTCGCGCCTCGAATATTTCGAAACCTGACATCTGTCGAGGATCCATGCCGGTCAAGCTATCGTCTCTCCAGGCCGATATCGCCAAGGAGCAGGATGGCGAGCTCATCGCCATCCCGGATCTCGCCGAGGTCTCGCTGCGCGTGCGGTCGCTCCACTATCGGCCCTATGTCGTCGCGCGCGACCTCGCCTTCCGCCGGCTCGCCAAGCGCTTCCCCAAGGAGACCCCGCCCGAGGACGAGACGGCGCGCGTCGTCGGATCTCTCCTCGCCGAGCACATCCTGCTGGGATGGGAAGGTTTCGACACGCCCTATAGCGGCGAGATGGCGCGCGAGCTCTTGACCGATGTCGGCTATCGCAAGCTGCGCGAGCATGTCGTCTGGGCGGCGACGCAGGTAGGCGAGCGCCAGGTCGAGTTCCTGGAGGATGCGGAAAAAAACTGAGGGCCGCGGTCCGCTGGCACCTCACCAGCGGGCGCGATGCGGACTGGCTCGAGGATTTGGCGGCCGAGGAGCCCGATGCGGCGCACCTGGCCAGCCTCGCTCACGCGCCGGAGGAGGCTGATATCGCCGAGAATCTCGGCGACGTATGGCAGTCTTTCTGGCGTCTCTCGGCCGACAGGTCTGCGCATGTCGTGACGATCGTGCTGCCGATGGGCGGCCTGTCGACCAAGCTGCTGCATCGGCCGATCTCGTTTGCCGCGATCGACGCCTATGCCGCGCGGTTCGGCTATGAGGGCGAGGCCTTCGACGAGCTGCTGCGGCTCGTCTCGGCGATGGACGAGGAATGGCTCCGGGTGATTTCCGATCTCGCCGAGGGCTGAAAGGAGTGACGATGACGCAGGTGAGGAGCAGTCGGCTGTCCAAGATCGCGATCGATCGCGCGGTAGCGGCCGAGAAAGCCGGCGGCGGCCCGTCCGCGCAGCTACACGCCGCGCGCCGGGTGCAGAACACCGTCGTTTATCTGCCGCCTCAGGGCGCGCGCGAGCGGGCGAGGCGGCCGAAGCGGATGGCCAGACAAGCGGCCGGCACCAATGGGTGAAAAACTCACCTCTCTCCGCGTCGAGGCGGCGCTCGACTCGTCGGGCTACCAAGCCGGTGCGGCGCAGAAGGTCGCGGCCGACGCGAAGATGGTTCAGTCGGGAAACGCGCTGTCGGGCGCGATCGCCGAGACCGAGCGGCGACTGACCAGCGGAGCGCAGGGCTTCGAACGCCTGAGGCGGTCGCTCGATCCGGCCTACGATTCGCAACTGAAATTCGCCAAGGGCGCGGACACGCTGAAGCGCGCGCTCGATACCGGCAAGGTATCGGCCGACGAGCACGCGAAGCTCATGGCCCAACTGCGCGCGCGCTACCTCGATTTCGGCGCGGCGTCAGAGGGAGTGGCTCAATCGAGCGAGCATGCCCACGGCGGCATCGCCACGCTCGTCCGCGAATTCCGCGGCCTTTCCGTCGAGGTGAGCCGCGGCGAGTTCGGTCGCGTGCCTATCACCCTCGGCCTGATCGCCGAGCACCTCTTCGGTCTGTCCGGTGCGACGCTCGCCTGGAGCGCGGCAATATTGGCCATCCCGGCCGCATTCGCCGCCGCGGCCATTGCCTCCGAAAACTCGCTGAAACGCATCGAGACACAGCTCCGGGCGACGGCCAATGCGAGCGGGCTCACGACGTCTTCGGCCGACGCGCTCGCCGGCCGGATATCGCAATCGAGCTCCCTCTCGATCTTCGGCGCGCGCAGCGTCGTCACCGAGCTCGCCCGCGGCGGCCAGATCCCGGGCGACCTCGTCGGCCGGCTCGGCGCGATCGCGCCCGATTTCGGCTATGCCGGCGGCAAGGGTGCGGCGGACGCCGCCAAGGAGCTGAAGGCGCTCTTTGCCGACCCGGCCAAGGGCGCCAGGGAGCTCTCCGACGAATTCGCGCTGTTGAGCACCGCCGACCGCAAGGTCATCGACGATCTCGTCGCCTCGGGTCACGCGCATGAGGCCCAGGTCGTTCTCCTCGACGCGGTGACGCAACGCTTCCAGGGCCTCGAGCAGAACGGCCTCGGCCTCTTCGAGCGCACGCTCAATACCGTGACGAAGGCCGCGGCAAGCGCCGCCGAGCGGCTGGGCGCCATCGGCCGCGCGCCGACGCCGGCCGAGCAGTTGGATGCGGCCAGGGAACGCGTGGCGGGGCTCGAGAGAGGCGTTCCCGTCGAATCCCCCACCGGTCGCCGCGCCGCTCCCTTGGCGCCTGGCGCGGGCCCCAGGTCTCTCGGCCAGGGCCTGCCGGAATCGGCCCGCCCGAGCGTCACGCCGGCCGAGCTCGTCGCCGCTTATGGCCAGCTCTACTCTCTCCAGACCGCCGAGAATATCGAGCGCACCACTGCCGCGTTTCGCGCGCAGACGGTCGAGCAGGACAAGCTCATCGGCCAGGCGAGCGGTATCGCCAAGGGCTTCGATACGGTTTCCGGCCGCACGGAGAAGCTCGCCAACGACGCCGAAGCGCTCTCGCGCGGGCTGGACGCGGCGCAGAAGCAATACGACCTTCTCAACGCCTCGATCGCCGGCGGGACGAATGAAGATCCGCAAGCGACGGAACGGCTGAAAGCGCTCGGCGAGATCCTCAAGGCAGGTCGTGAGGCGCAGGCAGGCGTTTCAGCCGCGGCCGGCAACCAGCGCTCGCCCTTCGAGCGCGAGGCCGCGCCGATTCGCGCGCAGATCGCCGCCTTCGGTGTCGCTGCGCCGAACCGGCAGTTCACGCTCCAGCGTTCGCAGATCGAGGATCAGTACCTCGCCGACCTCGAAAACGAGCGCGCGGCCGCCTTCGCTGGGCAACTTCGCGGCCTAAGGCTCCAGCAGCTCTCGGCCGGTCGCGCCGCCGAGTTCAACGACCAATTCGGCGCCAGCGGCCTCTACGGCCAGGCGGGGTTCGCCAACGACAATCTCGCGCGCATTGCGGCGGCTGGCGGCAGTCCGGCGGCGATCCAGGCGGCGCAGCGGCAGAACGAAGCGGCGCAAGCGACCCACGACCTGGCGCTCAAGGCGACGACACCCGAAGAGATCGCCCAGGTTCAGCAGCTCACCGAGCTCCTCGTCCAGCAATACGAGGTCCGCGACAGGATAAACCAGCAGATCCGCGCCAATGACGAGGACAGGCAGCTTCAGCAGACGCTCGCGGAGAAGCAGCTCGAGCTTGCGCTTCAGGGCAAGAACGCCGAGCAGCGCGCCCAGGAACTGGCCGATCTCAGGCTGCGCAATCAGCTCGTCAACGAGGGGTACACCGGCGACGTGCTCGAGCAGGAGTACCAGAAGCGCAAGCAGATCAACGAAGAAATCGCCAAGACCGACGTGGCCCTCCAGCGTGCGCAGAACGCCGATCGGGCATTCAGCGAAGCCGCCAAGCAATTTGCCGACACGATTTCGCGGGATTTCGAAAACTTCATCGAGAAGGGTGGCAAAGCCAGCGACCTCTTCAAGTCGCTCGAGCGCGACGTCGCCAATCTCGTCTTCCGCCTGACGGTGACTCAACCTCTTAATGATGCGCTGACCGAACTGATCACCGGTAAGGCGACCAGTAGCGGTGGCACTGGCGGTGTGGGCTTCGGCGGCCCTCTCGCCGGTCTATTCAGCAAGGGCCTGTCTGGCATCGGCAATTGGTTTGAGGGCACATTCCCTGAGCTGTTTGCGCCGAGTTCCGGGTTCACCGTGCCCGATGCGGGATTCAGCGCGCCGTTTGCGATGGGTGGCGCCTTCGTCGGCGGCCGGCAAGTCAAACGGTTCGCCGCGGGTGGCATCTTCGACACGCCGAACCTTTTCCAATATTCAGGCGGCCTCGGCGTTCTCGGCGAGGCGGGGCCCGAGGCCATCATGCCTTTGACGCAGCTAGGCGGAGGCAAGCTCGGCGTCAGCGCGGCGGGAACTGGCGGCGTCAACAATCATTTCTACATCGACGCGCGCGGCGCGGATATCGGCGTCGAGCAGCGCCTCGAGCAGCTATCGAAGCGCTTGGGCGGTCTCGACGCGTCGATCGAGCGCCGGGCGATAACAGCGGCGGCGCAGGCGAACGCGCGCAGTCCCAGGCTCTTCGCGTCGTAGCATGACGATCACCTATCCGCTGTCGATGTCCGGGCTGCAAAAACCCAGCCAGATCGAGTTGTCGATGACCGACGTTGTCGGCATGAACGTCTCGCCGGTGACGCTTCAGCAGGAGACATTCGAATGGCCCGGCAAGGCCTGGAGCGTGACGCTCACCTGGGACAAGGTCGTGGGCCGCGCCTCGGCCGAAGCAATCTTCGCCTTCCTCGCGTCGCTCAAAGGCGTGCTCGGCACGTTCTATGTCGGCGATCCCTTGGGCGCCTCGCCGCGTGGCAGCGGTACGGGCGCGCTGGTCAATGGCACAGTCGCGGCAGGCGCGTCGCAGATCACCACCAAAGGGTGGACGCCGAGCGCGTCGGGCGTGCTGCTCAAAGGCGACTACCTCCAGCTCGGCTCGGGCACGGCGCAGCGGCTTTATAAGGCGTTGGGCGACGTCAACGCCGATGGCAGCGGCCATGCGACAATCGACGTCTGGCCCACTATCCGCGAAGGCTATGCCGATGGGGCGGTGATCACGCTCACCAACACCGCCGGCACGTTCCGGCTTTCCGGGAATCCGCGCAGCGCCAAGATCGGCAGCCCGTTCGTCTATTCTTTCCAGCTCCAGGCGACGGAAGCGCTCTGATGGCGCGCCCTGTCACCGCCGACATGGTCGCCGCGCTCGTCGCCGCGGCAAAGCGCCCGGCGCTCTTCTATCAGGGGAATTTTGTCAGCGGCACGGTGAATGCCTGGTCCGGCCTCGGCGATTTCGTGTGGAACGGCATCACCTGGAAAGGGCTGGGACAGCTTGCCGGCGTGCAGAGTGTCGGCGAGACGACCGATATCGCCGCCTCCGGCGTCGTCTTCACGCTCGCCGGCGTGCCCTCCGACCTCCTGGCGCTGCTCCTTGCCGAGACGGCGCACGGCCTCACCGGCGCGCTGTGGCTCGGATTCCTCGACGACACGGGCGCGCTCATCGCGTCGCCGATGCAGCTTTTCGCGGGCCAGATGGACGTGCCGCAGATCGTCGAGAGCATAGCCGGGCCGCAGATCCAGATCTCCTACGAGAACCGGTTGATCGATCTGCAGCGCCCTCGGCTTCAGTACTACACGACGGCCGACCAGCAGGCGAATTTTCCTGACGATCTCGGCTTCGCCTTCGTCCCCGCCGCACAGGAATGGATGGGAACCTGGGGCGGTCCGGGAACGTCGGCGCCAGCCTCGATACATACTTTCCCGGGCACGAACATACCGGTTGGCGTCGGAGGAGCGTGGTGAGGCGGCGCGACGATTGGCCTGAGCGCTTGGCGTATTTTCTCGCCGAAGCGCGCGGCCGCCCCTTCGCCTGGGGCAGTTGGGATTGCTGCCTCTTCGTCGTCGAGGCGATCAGGGCGATGACGGGCATCGATCTCGGCGAGCGCTACCGCGGGACATACAGCGACGAGGCAGGCGCTGTCGAGATATTGGCGCGCGATGGCGGCGTGGTGGGAATTGCCACGGCGATGCTCGGCGCGCCTTTGCCTACGCCGCTGCTGGCGAAGCGCGGCGATGTCGTCGCCGTCGAGACGAGGGGCGGAACAGCGCTGGGCGTCGTCGCTGGTAAGGCGGCGATGCTTCTGACGCCAGAATGTCTAGCCGGCGTTTCAGTCTCCGCCGCTATTAGAGGCTGGAGCGTTTAGAGCAGCGATAGCGGAGTCGTTAATCCTCGCGAGCGCGGCTAACGCATTTCTAACGATGTCATCACGAACGACGATGTGGTCAAGGCTTGCGTCGATCCTAACCATATCGACATAGACTTCCGCTGCGCATGCCTGGGCATTTCCGCGCTGGCAGATGAGCCCGTCATGCGTCGATCTCCATATTCGCTGAACAACTTCCAGCGCAGAGACAAGCTTTAGCAACTGGTCTGGTAGGTACTCGTTGCTCGGCGACATCATTTTTTCGCCGGCGAGGATCTGCGATCTGATGTCTGCAAATTCCCTGATGCTTATGCCGCTTTGGAGCTTTGCCGAAAGGCCGTAGAGCGATTTCACCAGGTCAGCCCTCGCATCGGCCAGCGCCGTTTCGCCGATGGCAAAGAGAATGAGGATTGCCGCGGCAAAAAGCCAAAGTGCTCGCATGTTCTCCTCCCGTCAAAGTGGAACTTAAATATGGCGTTCGCCCGCTCAACCGTCGATAGGGCGATATGCCGCCGCTGATCATCGCGGGTGCGGAGATCGCCGTCGGGATAGCGGCGTCTACGGCCGTCGGCATCGGTACGATCGCCGGTGCGATCGCTGGCGCGCTCGCCTCGGCCGCCGTCGCCTTCATCGGCAACGCTATCTTCGGGCCGAAGAAGCCCGACCAGCCGGTCGTCCCGCAGACGGTGACGTCGCGCCAGGCCGTGTCGCCGCGCCAGGTCGTCTATGGCTGGCAGCGCAAGGGCGGCGTCATCACCTTCATCGGTCTTTCCCCCGACAATCAGACGCTGCATCTCGTCATCACCTTGGCCGGACACCAGGTGCAGTCGATCGGCGAGATGTATATCGGGACGACGCCGGTCGGGCTCGACGCGTCGGGAAGCGGCACCGGCGTCTATGCCGGCTTCGTCTTCGTCGAGAAGAAGCTCGGCGCGCCCGGCGAGGCTGCCTTTCCCGAGCTGGTCTCGGTCAATCTCGGCTGGACGACCAAGCATCTCCAGGAGGGTTGCGCCGCCGTCCATATCGCGATGGTGTTCAGCCCGTCCGTCTTCTCGGGCTTCAGCTTCTCGCAGATCAGCTTCGACGTCTTCGGCGCCAACCAGATCTATGACCCGCGCACCGCGACGCGGGGTTACACCGACAACGCCGCGCTGTGCGTTGCCGACTATCTGACGAACACGGTCTATGGCCTGGGCTCGTCCTGGTCGACCGAGATGAGCCTCGATGACGCGATCGCCGCGGCCAATACGAGCGACGAGCTGGTCGCCGTGCAGCCGACCTCTGCACCAATCACCTGCAGCCCCGCGAACTTTCGCATCACGCTCACCGAGGCGCTGCTTCCCGTTTCCAGCGGCACACCGTCGGGCATGTTCACGCCGCTCCTCGGCGACGTCGTCAACCTCTCCGCCTCGAGCGGCGGCTCGCTGCCCTCGGGCCTCGCCGCCGCGACGGATTATTACTGGATACCGGTCTCGTTCACCGCCGGCGATTTCAGTCTCAGCACGTCGGACATCTTCGTGGGCCTTTTGGCGGCCTCGCTTGCCGACGCCATGGCAGGAACGCCTGTCAATTTCAGCGGCACAGGATCGGGCACGCTGACGCTCACGAGGACGGCCGAGCGGCGATATACCTGCAACGGCACGCTCTCGGTCGATCAGACGCCGGCGCAGAACCTGCAGAACCTGCTGAGCGCGCTCGGCGGCACGGCGGGGCGGGCGATATGGACCTCGGGCGAATGGGTCATTCAGGCCGGCGAATACCGCACGCCGACCGTCACTCTCAGCGAAGGAGATCTGAGGAAGGACGGCTTCCAGGTGCAGATGCTGTCGTCGCGGCGGAGCTCCTTCAATGCCGTGCGCGGCACCTTCATCAACCCGGCGATCAACTGGCTCCCCGACAGTTACCCGCCGGCGAAGAGCGACGTCTATCTCGCGCAGGACAACGGCCAGCAGGCTTTCCAGCCGCTCGACCTGCCGTTTACTCTTTCGGGCTCGATGGCGCAGCGAATCGCCACGATGGAGCTCAACCGCAACCGACTCGAGACGCAGCTCCCTCAGCTTCCCTGCAAGCTCTCGGCGCTGCAGCTCCGCGCAGGCGACACGATGATGCTCGACTACGCGCGCTACGGCTGGTCGGGCCAGATTTTCGAGGTGCAGGCGCTCGCTTTCGTGGGCGAGCAGGATGCGGCCGGAGCGCCCGTTCTCGGCGTCGACCTCGCGCTCCGCCTAAACGACCCCTCTGCCTACGCCTGGTCGGCGACGCAGGAGCTGCCGGTCACGCGCCACACGCCGACGACGCTGCCCGATCCAAACACCGTCCACGCGCCTGGCGTGCCGGCGGTGAGCGAGGTGCTTTACGACACGCGCACACCCTCGGGCGTCAAATCGAGCGCGGTGATCACCGCGGCCGTCTCGCCCGACGCCTTCGCCAGGACCTACCAGTTCGAATATGGCCTGTCGGGATCCGGCAGCTTCGCCGTCCTCCCGCCCGTGCCGGCGCCGACGCAGGGCGATGCGACGGTGACGGCGACGGTCTTCGACATTCAGCCGGGCACTTACGATTTCCGCGTGAAGGCGCTGAACGGCTTCGGCGCATCATCGCCCTATGCGATGGCATCGCACGTCCAGATGATCGGGCTGTCGGCGCCGCCGTCCTCGCCCACGGGCTTTACCGTCTCGGGCTTGAGCGGCTTTGCCCATCTGCAATGGGACCCGCCGGTTGATCTCGACGTGAAGATCGGCGGGTCAGGTCGGATAAGGTGGTCGCCGCTGACCTCGGGCGCCACATGGGCGAACGCGATGGACTTCGGGCCTGTCGTCTCCTCAAGCGCGACGAGCACAGTGCTTCCGCTCTCGGCAGGCACCTACCTCTTCAAATGGCTGAACAGCAATGGCGTCGAATGCGCGACGGCCGCCAGCTTCGTAGTGACGGCCGCAGCCAACATCGTCACCTTGGCTAACACCACGACGGTCACGGAAGACCCGACCTTCGCCGGCACGAAGACCGACTGTCTCATCGACGGACCGTTCCTGAAGCTCGTCGGCTCGGGCAATGTCGATAGCGTTGCCGATTTCGATCTGGTCGCCGACGTCGATACCATCGGCGGTATCGTCTCCAGCGGCACCTATGATTTCGCCTCGGGCATCGATCTCGGCAGCGTCAAGCCTTGCCGCATAAGCTCATCCGTGGGCTTGGCCGTCGTCAACACCTTCGACCAGATCGATGCGCGCACGGCTTCCGTCGATGACTGGCTCGATTGGGATGGCTCGACCGCGGCCTCTGCCGGCGCCACGCTCTATGCTCGCTCGACGCCCGACAATCCCGGCGGATCGCCCACGTGGAGCGATTGGCAGCGGCTCATCACCGCGGATTTCAACGCGCGCGCCTTCCAGTTCCGCCTCGTGCTGACCTCGTCGGACCCGGCCTACAACGCCGAGATCAATGCGCTCTCCGTCACCGCGAAATACAACTAGGAACCAAGCATGTCGCAGTCCTCAGACGCCTTTGCCGTCGCCGATGGCAGCGGCGCGACTGTCCGCGCGGCAATCAACGCAGATCTCCAGGCGCTTGTCACGCTCAGCAGCGGCTCGTCGGCGCCGTCATCGCCCTTTGCCTATCAGTTCTGGGAAGACACATCTACCACGCCGCCGACGCTCAGGCAGCGGAACGCGGGCAACACGGGCTGGATCGTCGTCGGCAATTCGGATGGCACGGCCAATCAGTTCAACGCTGCCGGCCTCGCTGGACAATGCCGGCTGACCGTCTCGAGTTCGACCGTCCTCAAGCTGATGCCGTACAACGGCAACCGCGTTCCGCTCAATGGTGGCGCCGTGTCGCTTCCCTCGGGCGGCGTCTCGGCGACGTCATCCGGCACGTTCGTCAGCGGCGTCGGCGCGACAGGCCTGGCGGCCTCGACCGCCTATCTCGTCTATCTCTTCAACAATGGCGGCACGCTCGCGCTCGATTTCTGGCCTATCGCCGGCGGTCACGTCACCGACACGAGCGCCGGCAATGTCGGGGTCGAGGTCCGCAGCAATTCGGGATCGCCCGATAGCACGCGAACGCTGGTCGGCGCGGTGCTGACCAATGGGAGCGGGCAGTTCCAGAGCAATGTCGGCGCGGTCATCGGCGTCGCTAACTGGTTCAACCGACGCACCACCGTTCCGGGACTGCTGATCAACGCCTCCACGTCGTCGACGACGATCGTGCAGGTAGGCGGAAGCCTGACTTATTTCCAATGGTCAGATGAGGAAAGCGTGTGCATGACCTGGTTCGGCACGATTTCGATGTCGACTGCCAATGGCACGCTGGCCGCGATCGGCTTCGGCACGACCGAATATGGCGGCATCGCGCCGTCACAGCCCGTGGCCGGCGTGCCGATCGACACCAGCTTGACATTTTTCTCAGGCGGCGCGGGCGTCGAAGGATTCCTCAGTCTCAACCTTATCGGCCAGGTGGGCGGAGGCACCGCCACATATGCCGGCACGCTACAGGCTGCATGCCGGTGCTGAACGGAGGCTAAAGCATGTCAAACGTTTTCGGACCGACCTTCGGCGCAGAACTCTACGCCGCCCTCACCGCGGCAGGACAGTCGACCAACGGCGTTTCGGCCGACCTGATCACCGGCGCAGTCTATTACAACGGCGTGCCGGTCGCCGCGTCGGGCGCGCCCAGCGCGCTCAAAAGCGTCGTCGCCAGCGTCGTCAGCGCGCATGACAACTCCGCCGTTGACCGCCACGCCGCTGCCGCCGCGGCGCTGGCCGCGGGCATCGCCATCACCAGCACCGGCACGCCGAGCATCAGCGGCGTCTACGGCACCGCGATGCAGGACGAGATCAACCTGACCGGGCTGCAGGCGTCGATCAACGCCGGCGTGCCGTTCCTCAGCTATCTGCGCGACAAGTCGGGGGTCAAGCACACCATGACGGCAACGCAATTCACCGCGTTGGCGTCGGCCGTGCTCGCCTACATCGCCGCGGTCGATGCCTATGTCGCGGGCGACACAGCGTCGCTGCTGGCAGCCTCTGCCACGATCCCATGACCCAGCGCCTCGCGCTCGGCCGCCGGAGAACCTTCGCCATGAACCTCGGTCCCCGCTCCGAGCTCGCGCTCTCTGGCGCGCTCATGACCGCGCCGGTCTGGGTCAATTGGATCTATTACGCCGACATCGTTTTCAGCGCGATCGCCGCCTTCTGCGGCGCGGTGCTCGGCGTCTACGCGCTCTGGCATAAGTTCAGCCGCCGCTGATCTCCATGTCGATATCCTCGCTCGACGAGCTCCTGATCCTCGAAGAGGGGGAGCGGTTCGTTCCCTATGACGACATGACGGGCGAGGCCGTCCCCGTCGGCGGCGTCTGCCTGGGTACGCTCACGGCAGGCGTCGGGCATACCGGGTCCGACGTGAAGCCCGGCGATTACTGGACGCGCGAACGCTCGCGCGCGACGCTCGCCCAGGACCGCGATATCGCTCTCGCGCGCGCGGCCAAGGATCTTGGCCCCGGCTATTTCAGGGCGCTCGACCCGGTGCGCCAAGCGGCGCTCGCAAGCATGGCCTTCGCCATGGGCGGCAAGGGCCTCGCCGGCTTCCACCGTATGCTGACGGCCGTGCGGTCGGATGCCTGGCAGGTCGCGCATGACGAATGCCTCGCGAGCGACTGGGCGAGGATGGAAGAGCCGGCGCGGGCGAAGCGCTGTGCGCTGATGCTGCTCACCGGCCAGTGGCCGCAATAGAACCTTCGGAGAAATCCCCATGCCTCAGATGCAGACTTCGCACGCGGTCGCCGCGGGCGCCGGCGGCTCGCTTACCTTGGCGCTGGTGCTGATGTACGCGCAGTCCTGCCTCACCGCGCTCAAACTCCTGCCGCTCGACATGAACACGGCGATGGCGTTCTCGGCGCTCATCCTGTGGGCGCTCTCGGCGAGCGCGCAGCGGCGCGGGCAAACGCTTCCCCCTTTTCCCAATGGCGGCGGCGATGGCGGCGCGCCGGCCGCTGCCTCACCAGATGCCGCCCCGGAGCGCAAAGCGTGAGGACCTGCGAATCCCTTTCAGAATTGGAGCACATCATGAACTCGTCCCTCGGTTCCCTCTTCCGCTCGATCCTCGACGCGGTGAAGAACGAAGCGCTGAAGATCGTCCTGCCGCTCGTCCAGAAGTTCCTCGCGGATGTCGCGGCCAATCCGACGCAGCTCAATATCGTCGCCAAGCTCGGACAGCTCCAGGTCGATCTCCTGGCGGCGCTGCCCGACCTCGAATCCTCGCTCGCCAAGGACCTCTCGACGATCCTCAACAACGAGATCGCGGCTTTGGTCGCCCAGCAGTCGCAGCCGGCGAAGGCCGCTGCGGCCTGATCGCTTTTCCAAAGCACCTTTTGCGGGGCGCTCGGCTCGGCCGGGCGCTTCTCACTTTTTCGGAGGCGCTGGCCTATGGCCGATCACTCCTCGATGAAGCTCGGCAAGCACGAGGCGCGGCACGATGCGCGCGTGCCGCTGCTGGCGCGCTACACCGCCGCTTTCCCGCCGCCGCCCGAGGCCGTCGACTGGACGGGGAAGCTCGCCGCCATCGGCATGATGGGAAACGACAGCCTCGGCGATTGCACCTGCGCCGCGGTGGGCCATGCCGTGCAGGTGTGGACCTCGATCGCCAAGGGCGCGGAAGTCACCCTCGCCGATAGCGACGTGATCGCGCTCTATGAGATTGTCGGGCATTACGTGCGGGGCCAGGCGAATACCGATCAGGGCGCGGTCGAGACCGACGTTCTCGGCTATTGGCTCAAGAATCCGGTCGCGGGCAACGCGCTCTCGGCCTATGCGGCGCTCGAGCCGGGCAACCTCACCGAGATCAAGGACGCGATCTCGCTTTTCGGCGGCTGCTATATCGGCCTGGCGCTGCCGGTCTCGGCGCAATCGCAGGACATCTGGGCCGTGCCCGCGGGCGGCCCGACGGGACCTGGCGAGCCCGGAAGCTGGGGCGGTCATGCCGTCTTCGTCGCCGCTTACGACCAGCGCGGCCTCACCTGCATCACCTGGGGTGCGTTGAAGCGCATGACCTGGGAGTTCTGGTCGACCTATTGCGACGAGGCCTATGCGCTCCTCTCGCCCGACTGGCAGGCGTCGGGCAACAAGGCGCCGGGCGGCGCCGATTGGAGCGCTCTCGTCGCCGACATGGCGGCGCTGGGAGCCGGCGCGGGGCCGCCGAAGCCGCTCGCGCTCACCGACGCGCAGCTCTGGCTCCTCGAGGCGGCGATCCAGTCGAAGCTCGACGGGCTCGACGAGGACAGCGGTGCCGGGCTCGACACCGCGGCGCTGCAAAAACCGTGGAATGACCTGCTCGCCGTGATCGGCGCGCCGGGGAAGCGGTGTGCCGGATGAACGGCGCCCTTCCGCCCTATCGCCACGAGATGCTCTGCCTCCTCGCCGGCCTCGTCCTGCTGGCGATCGCGCTGACCTTGCCGGGCTGCGCCTTCCTGGCATCGCCCGCGGGCGCGGCACTCGCGACCGGGACCGGCATCGCCGCCGGAGCGGCCGGCATCTTCAGCGAGAGCATTTCCGGCGTGAAGACGCTCTTCGATCTGAAGCATGAGGAGAAGGAGGAGGGACCGTGACGCTCGAGACCCGCACCATCACCCTGCAATTCGTCGGCGCCGATGGGCTTTCCTCCGAGGCGATCGAATGGTTCAGCCACGGCGCCTTTTCGCATGTCGACAGCGTGCTCGACGATGAGACGCTCCTGGGCGCGCGCGCCGATGTCATCGGCGGCATTCCCGCGGGCGTGCAGATCCGTCCGCCCGGTTACGAGACCTTCAAGCGCGTGCTGCGGGTCGAGCTCGTCGCGCCGGCCGATATCGTCGCGACCTATTATGAATTCGTGCGCTCGCAATTGGGCAAGCCCTACGACAAGGAAAGCATCCTCGCCTTCGTCACCGGGCGCGATTGGCGCGAGCCCGATAGCTGGTTCTGCTCGGAGCTTGTCGCGCGCGCGCTGGAGGTCTCGGGGTACTTCCTCTTTCCGCTGGCCTCCCCCGCCAACAAGGTGACGCCGTCTGAGCTGGTGCAGATCCTCAGCATCTGCGTGCCGATCACGCTGCCGGCCGCGTAACCCGCGCCGCACATTCCTGACCGCGCCTCGCGATGCGCTCGCGGCCCCGCGCGAGCTCCGAAGCGATCGCCGAGGGAAATGTCTGGCCGGCGACCGTGCCGATGCCATGATCGCTGCGCCGCCGGCTGCCGAACACCGCCCATGCGCCGGCGGCTTTCTTGGTCTTCATTTCCTCCCAACTTGCCGTCCCGGCTCTGGCCGGGCGGCATCTTTTTCCGCAGAGATAACGCCGGCGCCGTTGACAACGCGCGGGAAATGTCGCAATCGCCATCTCCCGCAACGGACGAGGAGGTCTCGAGGTGGCAACCACGACGACGACGCGCCGTCAGACCGCGCGCAAGACTGCGCGCCGCACGGCGACGAGCAAGCCCGCCAAGGCCAAGAAGACGACGATGGCCAAGCCGCGCGCCAAGCGCGCCTGAGCGGACCGGTACATCTCCGGGTCCCGTCAGCGGGCCCGGAGATGTGCCGACGGGAGGAAATCGGGCATGGTGACGATCACCTATCCCCTCGTGGTCGACACGCTCGGCAAGATGCGGGCGATCGGCAACTGGCTTAGCGGATATTGCCTCGATTGCCGCAAGCCCTTCGATATCGATTTGGACGCGCTCATCGCCGAGCGCGGCGAGCATCACCCCGCGACCTATCCAGAGGGTTTCGAGCGCGTGCCGTGCCACCGCTGCGGCGGCAAACGGACGGAGACGCGATCGCACGCCGGCCCGAAAGATGCGCCGCCTTGCGTCACCAGCTCGAATTGATCGGCGTTTTAGCGAGCCGGTGATCGACCCTTCGCTATGCCGCCCGCCTGGGCGATCGTTTGATCGGCTTCGCCTTGGCCTTCTTCCGCGGCGCCTTCGCGGCGGGCGCGCGCCGGGCGATCATCTCCTCGGCGGCCCGCGCGATGAGGCCCGAGCGCGTATAGCCCTGGCTCTCGGCATAGGCGTCGAGCCTGGCCAGCACCCCCGAGGACAGCGTGATGTTGATGCGCACGACGCGCTCGGCGGGCTCCTTCAACGGCACGAGGAAGGCGACAGCGCCAGTCGTGTCGACCGCATCGAGCGGGCTCGGCTCCGGCAGCGCCTCGCCATCCTTCACCATCTCTTCGGTATGAAAGGCGAGAGCTTCCTCGGCCATGGCGCGCGCCTCCTCCAGCGTGCTGCCGGCGGTGATGCAGCCGGGAAAATCGGGGAAATCGACGCTGTAGTCGCTATCGGGCGACTTGCGGAGGAGGGCAATATAGTGGGTCATTTCTCGTCCTTCACCGGAGTTTGACTTGAGCTTGGCGCTCAATGCTCTTCACGGTGTCGATATGCACATCCTTGCGGGGATGAGGAACCGTGGCTCGGCCGGGCTTCGTCGGATGCTTGAAGTGAAGGTGGCTGCCCTTCTGCGCGACGCGGTACCATCCATCGGCCTCAAGCTTCGCGATAATGTTCCGGCTATCCATAGTGTGTATATATGCACACTCAAGCGGAAATCAAGACCCATTGTGTATTAGTGTGTATCGCGGCTTGGCGCGCGCCGCATCGCTGCCCATATTCGGCCTATGTCGATCGCCGATCCACGCTGCAGCCGCGTCGCCGAAGGACTGCGCGCGGCTGCCGTCAGGCCGTAGGAGTTCGCGATTCGACGCGCCCGCGCCGCATCGGCGAGATGCTGCGCCGCCTCAGCCGGATGACGCATCAGGCGCGCGATAATGGCGAATTTCACCGATATCGCGCCGGCCCTAATCCACCAGCGCCGATGCGTCCAGCGCCGGCCGCGGCGCCGCTCGAAGATGCGCCGCTCGAGCTCGGCCGTGTCCGTCATCGGATCGTCCTAATCCTCTTCCGCATAGAACTCGGCCGTTTCCGGCGCGGGCAACCGCTCCAGCGGCCGGTAGGGCTTCGGCCGGTCGTGCTCGGCCCATTCGCGCGCCGCCGCCTCGGTCATCGGCGTCATGCCGAAGATCGAGTTGCCGTGATAGAGGAAGGTCTCGAATTTCTCGGGCTCGTTGAGGAGCGGCGCGGCCGCTTCGACTGGCACGTCGACTCTCAGCATCTTGACGCCGAACTTCTCGACCTCGGTCACGCGGCCGTAATGCCGGCGGTGGCCGAAAATCTCGACCAAGGCCCAGATCTCGTCCGGCGTGCGCTCGATCGGCGCGATTGGACGTTCGAGCGGCTCATCGGCAGTCATAAGCACCCTCCCTCGATGGGCGCGGCCATCGCCGCGCGAAAAGCCGCCCAGTTCCCGTCGACTGGCTCGGCAACGCCGACCGCATCGTGGCCGGGAGAAAATCTCTCGAGCTCCACGGTTACGCAGGCCAGATCCTTGGCGATGAAGCCGAAGAGGCCCATGAGCGCCAGCACCGCCTCTGGGCTGGGCAGAGAGCCGGGCCGGTGACGCGAAACGGTCATCAGACGGCAGACGATGCCGGGCCGGACCTCCTCATGCGAATAGCAGCAGCGGAAGCCGACAGGGATCTCGAGCTCCAGATGCCGGTTGCGATTGCGCAGCGCGTCGGTGACGCGACCATCGCGCATGGCCGCGAGCAGCGCCCGACGCGTGCTGTAGCTGGTAACGTCGCGCGCGGCGGCCGCCGCGATCTCGCGCGCCTGCCGCTCGATTTCGGGAGTGATCAGGAGAGCCCGGCCCAGCCGCGCCTCCTAGAGAAAGAGGAGGTCGGTCGCGACCACGCTGCCACGCGCCGGATAACCGGCGAAGCCGAGCGTATGCAGCCGGCCGAGCGCGTTGGTGAACCCCTTGGAGTTGAGATGCCCATAGCCGGCCGCGGCCGCGATCTCCTCGCGCGGGACGGCTTGGGGATAGCGTTCGACCAGCGCGCGGATGATCCGACCTTCGGCGCCGCCGAGCAATGACGCGATGCGCCGCTGGAGCGCCTCGCTGGTCAGCGGCGCCTCGGTGAACTCGGCGGCGCGCATTCCATCGTCGGTGAGCGCGACCTTGCCTCGCTCGGGATAAGAGATAAGCCCGGCCGAGCTCAACGCGCCGAGTCCGTTGGTAAAGCCCTTCGAGTTGAGATGGCCGTATCCGGCGAGGAAGGCTGCGAGCACGCGCGGCGCGCGGTCGACGCCGAGCGCACGGAGCTCGGCGAGGCCGTCGAGGATGCGCTGCTGCGGTCCCGGCAAGGCGCCGCTGCAGACATTGGTGCGCCCGGCGGGAGTCGAACCCGCCGCCTCCCGGCTCGGAACCGGGCGCTCTCTCCGCTGAGCTATGGGCGCAGGCGAGGTCGGTGGCACGCGGCCAATGTCGAGCGACCGCGCCAGGATCTTCTGAGCCGTGGCGGCGCTCTGGCGGATCTGCTCGAAAAGCGGCGCCGCTTCGTCGATCGCCACGCGCTGCTGCGCCAGCATATGGGCGACGGCCTCTTTCAGCCCGTCGCGCCGGCCGGCCTCCACGCCGGAGAGATAAGCCGCGTCGCGATCGGCCTTGGCCTTGACCGGATCGGCACTACCCTTGGCGAGCGCGCGCTCGAGCTCGGCGACGCGCTGCCGGAGGCGCTTCGGGTCGTTGGCTTCGGCCTCCTTCGCGACGCTCGCGAGCCGTCCCTTCAGCGCCTCGATGTTGAGTGGCTTGAGCTCGGCCTCGTGACGTTTCTCGCCGCGCTTGGGCGTCGCCGAGCTATCGAAGGTCGATTTGGCGGGGAAGGACACGGTCTCAAGGATGCCGCGGCCGGGGACCCAGACGACGCCATGGCCCACTTGCATGGCGGGCAGCGAGTCCTTGATCGCCTTCCCCTGCTCCTTGTCGGCCTGGCCCTCGATCCAGGCGTCGATCGCGTCGCGGTCTTGGGTCGATGTCAGCTTAAAGGCGATGAGGCCGTCGACTTGGCTCAGCACATTCTTGTTAATGACCGCGGGCCGCTGCGAGATCACCCACGGGATGAAACCCTTCACGCGGCCGCGGCGCACGATCTGTTCCATGCGGTTGAGCAAAGTCTCGTCGCCCTTCGGCGGCTTCTGCGGTGCGAAGAGGTCGGCTTCGTCGACGATGAGGTGAAAGGGCTCGCCCGCGGCCTTGCGGAAGATCGTCTCGAGGAATTCGGTCATGAACTGGCGCTCGGCCGTTTTCGTCCCGAGCTGGCTCAGTTCGACGATGCAGCTCTCCGCCATGGTGACGGCGGTCTCGCCGATCAGTGCCCCTGCGCGCTCGTTAAGCGGCAGATCACCGTGCGGGCCGCCGAAGATGACGACGTTGAAC